AATTTGAAAGTCTTCTATCGCGTCACGTTCCCCTGGATAAAATTCAAGGCGCAGTTCGTCTGACCGTCAAGTGGTGTTTCCCGATGGTAAAGGGTACATACGACGGGCAGTATAAAACGACGAAACCAGACACGGACAATTTACAAAAATTATTTAAAGATTGCATGACAAAAGTCGGCTATTGGAACGACGACGCTCAAGTGGCTAGCGAAATTTCTGAAAAGTTCTGGGCGAAGATTGTCGGAATTTATGTCAAAGTGGAGGAATGGAACGATGAATTACATACATTTCTTTAGCGTGGAAGTTCCGGAGTGGATGGCTAGAAGTAACCAGATGGCACAACTAACCGGCTTCGGTTCTGACCGGTACTGGCATTGGGTGGCGTCCTCGATTGCTGAAATTTGCAAAAAGTACAATGATAACGATCTAGTCGTGCAGCAGTTCGGGCTCTTGTTTGAATGGCTCGAGTCACAAGCGGAAGGAGTAAAAACATGAAAGAAAAAACTTATTTTGAAATTTTGGAAGAAATGGACCAGAAGAAAGAAGAAAAAGAAAAAATTGAAGTAAAACTTGGAAAGATTGGCAGACAAATAGTGGAATTCTTGCAAAGAAATGAGCCTATTATTAAAGGGGTTGATTTTTTCAAAATTGGAAATCAAAAATATAAAATCACTATCAAAAAAGAATAGTGAAAGGAAAAAGGTCGATTAAATGGAATTAGTGCAATATAACAACGATCAAAAAATCCGCTTGAGAAAAAATTTAAAAAAACTTACTGAAGAAAAAGGAATCACGAAAAGAGAGCTTCCTGAAAAGCTCGGGTATGCTTACAATACAGTTGTTTCATGGTTCAATGGCAATCGTTTACCGAGTCAATTCGGAATTGAAACTCTTTGTGATTTTTTTAAGGTGACAGACGTCGAATTGCTGGGCTCACCGATGAAGGTCCGTACTTTTGCATATTACAGAAAAGACCAGCTAACAGCAGTCGGGACTTTACAAGAAATTGCAGACCAGACCGGAGCAAATGTTCGGACGTTAAGAAGCTTGGTAGCTACAACTAAAAATTTAAAGAAGACACGGGGGACGTATGTCATAGAGATTGAAGACGAAACGCGTTACACGGTCGAGTTTAAACAAACTTTTACGATTGATGAAATTAAAGCGAAAAATCTCGAATGGTTACTGAATAACCCGATGGTTGAATTAAAGGAAGTGACGGAATGAATAAGAAAGAATTGATTGAAAAAATCAAAAAAATGCCATTTTCATATATATGGGATGAGCCGTATTTAAACAAGGAATGTGTTTTAGAGATTGTCGAACAACTAGACGAACCGCAGAAAGTGAAAGTATCTGAAGAAGAAGCGAAATTCCTTGAAACGTTTGATTTTAATTGTGAAAGTGATGTTACAAAGGCTTTATATTATATTTCAAGAGTCGGTTTTGGTTATTATTTAAAAAATAACGATGGCATAGAATTAAAAGGCTTGAGTGAGGGATTTCGGGATTTAGAAAACAGAAAAAGATTGATAAGAGCTATACTTTTCGGCTACGAGGTCGAGAAAGAAAAGCGGTATCGCATTTCCATGCCAAAAGCTAGAAACTATAAAAATCATGCTCAAATCTTGTGCGAAAAAGATGGAAAAATATTTTGGTGTGGTGAGTGGTATCCGTTTAGAACTAAATTTACCCGCAAACAATTAGAAGAAGCAGGCTTTGGGTGGGTGCTCAATTGCCCAGGTATTGACATTGAGGAGGCGAAGGAATGAAACGATTCATAGCAATCTGGATTCTGTTATCCACTGGATTGAACATCTGGCAATGTATCAACATTAAGAACCTAGAACAAAAGCGTCCGATTATCGTCTATAAGGCTGACAATCAAGGTGCAGAAATAAAAGGGATTGTAAGTGATAAGAAAAAAATAGGCAGCTTATACACGATAACAATAAATGATAATGTTTTTGTGATAAACGAACAAAAGTATCAAAAAATTAAAATCGGGGACGAGGTAGAAATTTGAAAGTTTAGATTGTGAGAAAATATTTGAAGACTACAAGGATGGAATATAATCGATCATCACCGTTTGAAGAAGTCGAATTTCAAACGAAAGAAGAAGCGATTGCTTATAGAGAATCACAAAAGAAAGGCGTCTTCGATATCTATCAAAAAGAATTTTAAAAAGCTATCAGGCTAGAAAGGTGGGAAGTTTGAGAATTGAAACACGATACGGATATTTAATAGACGCGCTTAGACGCTATCCATTCGATAAAGAAATAAAAGAACGTATCGAAGAAATTACTTTCCCGTATCAAAATTTTGACGAAAACTGGTATATCAAAAGTAAGACCGCAAAGAATACTCCCGAAGCCTTGAAAAATGTCATTATGAAAGAGAATGATCCAGAATTGATTCGACTCTATACGCTGGCACAAGCGATTGAAGAATACAAGGCGGAATGTGGGGTTACAAATTGGGAAGCAATCAAGGCTCTTTATGTGACGCGAACAAAGAACGTCGAAGGAGTGGCACTCGAGCTCTTTATGTCAAAAAATTCGGTCTATCGTCATATTATCAAACCTTTTTTTGAAGGACTAGAAAAGAAATATACAAGTATTTTTTTAAAAAGTCGCTAAAAGTTGGGAAAAATGCACGAAAAAAGGTGATAAAATTGTATTATCAGGAGAAAAACGAAAAAAGAACTTTTTGAAGCGCGATAAAGCGCTTCTTACGCGGACGAAAGGTTCATGGATTCCTTTATATTTAATCGTTTTTGCCAAACAAAAAAAGTAGTTGCATTATCTCCCATTAGTTTTTTAATTTATAATTTCAGGCGGTTCGATTCCGCCCGTCCGCTTTGACAAGGTTTTTCATGAGTTTTCCTTGTCACCTTTCCATTCTACTCGACAGCCCGAAAAGGGCTGTTTTTTATTGCTGACAAAAAAATATACTAGTAAAGGAGGGAGGCGATGTCGAACGAAAACTTGATTCCACTTAACGAGCGAACAAAGGACGAGCAAAGAGAGATTCAAAGAAAAGGCGGTATCGCCTCCGGGAAAGCTCGAAGGGAAAAAGCAGACCTAAAAAAGAAAGTCAATGAAATTTTATCGATGGACGTATTCAGTCCGCAACTCAAAGAAACGCTCGAAGAAAAAGGCTTGAGCGCGACAAACCAGACGGCAGTCGTGACGGTGCTTTTGCAGAAAGCCTTAAAGGGCGATATGCGGGCTATTGAGTTACTGGCGAAGATGAACGGTAACGAAGGCACGAAAGACAGCCTTGACAAGAAAGAGCAGAAAGAACGCGTTAAGGCAATGCAACTTGAAAACAAGAAACGCGAGCAACAGCTTGAAGGCGGGGTTGCTTCCGAAGATATCATGGCCGATTACTTCGATAAGCTGGAAGGGGTGATTCAAAATGACTCTTGACCGGCTTTACACGGACAAACAAATTAAAATCTTGAGGCGTTCCCTTGCCCGTGATTGGTATATGATGATAAATCACGGGGCTGTGCGTGCTGGTAAAACTAAACTAGACAATGATCTCTTTTTAATGGAGCTGAAACGCGTTAAAAAGAACGCTGCAAAAGTCGGGGTTCAAACTCCGATGTATATTTTAGGGGCTGTATCGTCTGGGACGTTACAAACGAATATCTTGCGCGAGATAACAGACGCTTACGGGCACGAATTCCGCTTTGACAGACACGGAAATTTTACGCTTTTTGGTGTATATGTCGTGACGACGTTCACGGGCTCGATAGCGGGGCTGAAAGCTATTCGTGGTATGACAGCATTCGGAGCTTATGTCAACGAAGCGACGTTGGCGAATAAGGAAGTATTCGACGAAATTTTAAAACGTTGCTCTGGGTACGGTGCGCGTATTATATGCGATACCAACCCGGATCATCCGAAACATTGGCTGAAAGTTGATTATATCGACAAGGCTGACGGCGAGAAAATTCTTGCCAATCATTTTACAATTTTTGATAATACATTCTTGAATCAACGATATGTCGATAACTTAATCGCGACGACGCCTTCCGGTATGTTTACCGAACGCGGTATCTATGGCCGGTGGGTGATTGGTGAAGGTGCGGTCTATCGGGACTTCAAAGAAGATATGTACGTCACGAAAACGCCCGAGCATTTCGCGAAAATTTACGCGGGGGTTGACTGGGGTTATGAACACTACGGCTCTATCGTGGTGGTCGGTCAGACTGAGGCGGGCGATGTGTATATTTTGGAAGAACACGCTTACCAATATAAAGAGATTGATTTTTGGGTGGACCTTGCAAAAGATATAAAAGTGCGTTATGGAGATATCTTTTTCTGGGCTGATAGTGCGCGCCCTGAACACGTCGGACGGTTTAACCGCGAACGGCTCAAGTGTTTTAATGCTTACAAGTCGAGATTATCTGGTATTGAAGAAGTGGCAAAGCTCATGAAGGGCGGTCACTTTTTTGTTGTTTCAAATAAGGTTCGCAAGTTCAAAGATGAAATATATCAGTACGTTTGGAACGAGCGAACGGGCGAGCCGGTCAAAGAGCATGACGACGTTCTGGACGCGGTAAGGTACGCGATCTATTCACAGCATGTTTACGATACGAGCAGCACAGTAAAAGAACGTATGACAAGCGCGCAATATTATTTTTAAAAGGAGGAATGAAAGAAATTGAATTTTTTAAAAGGACGACGTTTTTACGAAAACGCGAATCGTCAATTTATGATGACAATCGAAGATTTTGAAACAATCGAATTTGAAAGTCAGAAATGGATTGCACGGCTGAAAAATTTCGTCAGGACTCACCGAGCGGAACAATTGGACCGCTTGAAGGAACTGAAACGGTATTATCTAGCAGATAATAATATCAAATATCGCGAAGAAAAAAGCGATAAATACAGCGCAGATAATCGAATCGCGAGCGATTGGGCGAAATATATTACTGTTTTTGAACAAGGATATATGCTGGGGAATCCGGTCGAATACAAAAACGAAAACGCAGAAATTCAAGCCTTAATCGATAATTTTAGCAAACAAAACAACGAGCAAGAGCATAACGTGGCTATTAAGACAGACCTAGCTATTTATGGTCGAGCTTATGAATTGCTAAATACGTTTCAAGACGAGGACGGTAGCGTTTGGGTGAAACTCTATCGAATGAACCCGGAACAAACTTTCGTTATTTACGATGATAGTTACGAACAACGCTCTTTAATGGCAGTCAACTATTACTCTATCAGTTACGGAAACGGACACAAGCGCGATTTTGTCAAAGTCTATACAGACGACGCTATATATGAGTATGTGGACGATAATCAGGAAGCGGACACGCTTCGATTGAAAGAGAAAAGCGAGCATTTCTTTAATGGTGTACCGGTGAATGAGTTTAGCAATAACACAGACCGAACCGGAGCATTTGAAGCCGTGCTTGATTCTATCGACGCTTACGACTTATCACAGTCCGAACTTGCTAACTTCCAGCAAGATAGTAACGAGGCTTTACTGGTTATCTCTGGAAATCCGTTTACCGGGGTTGACGACAAGGACTTTTTAGAAGATGGTCGAATCAATCCAAACGGTCGCTTGGCTGTTTCGCAGTCTTTCAAAAAAGCAAAAATCTTAGTTCTTGACGATAACCCGATTCCGGGAGGTTCTTCGCCGTCCGCTCATTACTTGGTTAAAACATACGATACAGCCGGAGCGGAAGCCTATAAAGAGCGCTTAGTAAATGATATTTTACGCTTTACGTTCACTCCGGACACAACCGATAATAATTTCGGAGGTGTTCAATCAGGCGAAGCGATGAAATATAAGATGATGGCAGCGGATAATTACCGAGGTAAACAAGAACTTTTGTTTGAAAAAGGGCTCATGCGTCGCTTACGTCTAGCGGTCAATATCTGGAAAATCAAGGGAAATGATTCTGGAAATTATAACCTTATCAATCAGACCGATATCGTATTCACTCCGAACCTTCCACAAAATAATAATGAAATGGTGGCAATCGTTAAGAATCTTTACGGCGTCGTGAGTGAACAAACTATTGTCGAAATTCTCGAGTGCGTGACTGGAGTCAATGCAGAAACGGAATTGAAACGACTGAAGGAAGACACGGAAAAGGCGCTTGAAATGTTACCACGAATCACACAAGAAAACGAGGTAGCGGATGAACAAACTGAAGAATCTAACAAGCCATGATGAATACTGGACGGGACGCGCTCGAGAAATATTCGAGTACGTTGACCGAAAAGATATTGATTTTTTTACTGAGTTAGAAAAAACTTATCGGGCGCAGTCGGTGAAGTTACAAAGAGCGATTTTTGACTTTTATACAAAATACGCTGAAGATCACGAAATGACCTATCAAGACGCTATGAAACGATTGAGGGGTGAAGATTTAAGCGATTATGTGGAAAATGCTCGTAAGTATCGCGAGCAAGCTGAAAACGATCCGGAATTATTAAAGCGTTTAAACGAGCAATATTCGGCAGCCCGAGCGATTAGAATTGAAGCCTTGCACGCTGAAGCAGTATATCGCGCTGGCGTGCTTGCTGGGGCGCTTCATAAGAGTTTTGAAAAGTATCTATACGACGTTGCGGAATATGCCTATAAAAAAGCGTCTGGTGGGCGTGCGGGCGCGGTTAACCGTCCAGCATTTGAAGAAGTTATCAAGACACCATTCAACGGCCGGAACTATTCCGAGCAACTTTGGGGGAATACTGACACGCTAGCAGATAGCTTGAAGAAGGTTTTCCGTCAAGGTTTCATTCGTGGGGATAGTCCCCATGAAATGGCGCGAGAAATAC